CGTGAAATGGATGATTCCCGCCTGATGACGCTGCTCAGTGATGCCATGTTTGCTGCGGAAATGAAGGGGATGCTGGATGGCTCAGGAGATTGATTTAGGTTATGCCGCCACGCTTCCCTCAAAAGAGACGGTGGCATACTTCCGCGCCAAAGGGGCGCATATCAGCTGGAACTGGTTCGAAACAGACGCGGATGTTCATGCCCGCTCATTCACGGCAGCAAAAACGGCACGGCTGGATGTGGTAACCACATTACAGGCCGAAGTGCAGCGGGCCATTGATGAGGGGATTTCACAGAAAGAATTTATCCGCACACTGACGCCACGCCTGCAAAAGCTGGGATGGTGGGGAAAGCAGATTGTGGTGGACAGCGACGGTAACGCGGAAGAAGTGCAGCTGGGCAGTCCCCGTCGTCTGGCGCTGATTTACAACGTGAACACCCGTGTGGCTTACAATGCCGGGCGTTACACGCAGATGATGAACAACACGGACACGCATCCGTTCTGGCAGTATGTGGCGGTCATGGACAGCCGTACCCGCCCGTCGCATTCCGCCCTTAACGGTCTGGTATTCCGCTATGACGATCCGTTCTGGAAAACACACTACCCGCCCAATGGCTGGAACTGCCGCTGCCGTGTGCGGCCATTGTCTCAGGCCCGTCTGGATGCAATGGGGTTATCCGTTTCATCCGGTGAGGATCATCTCTCCACCCGCAATGTTGAGGCTGGCGTGGATAAACAGACCGGAGAAGTCAGAGAAATGCCGGTGACCACATATTCAGATGGCACCAGAACCATGACACCGGATGTGGGCTGGTCATATAACCCCGGCTCGGCAGCGTTCGGCACAGACCAGGCGCTGATCCGCAAACTGATCGAGGTGAAAAGCCCGGCGTTACGGGAAATGGTGGTTCAGGAGATGAACAACAGCCCGGAGCGGCAGCTGGCGTTCCGCATCTGGGCAAAAAACATCATGCAGACCCGGCGAGGTGGTAACGATATCCGCACGCTGGGCTTTATGACTGAAAGCATTGCGCAGGCAGTGGAAAGCCGGACGGGAACGCCACCGGCCCGCCTGCTGGCGATGAGCGGTAAAAATGTGCTCCATGCGGACAGTGTGAAACATCAGAATGACGGCATCGCTCTGACGCCGGAGGACTTCGGGCGCTTACCGGCAATGCTGGCAAGGCCAAAAGCGGTACTGTGGGACAAACGGCACAACAATCTGATGTATATCGTGGAAAATCAGGATGGCAGTGTGCAGATTGCCGTTAATGCACCGTACAGTCTGAAACGTCAGCCCGACAAACTGGATGTGATTGTGAATGCTTACCGGGTTATCAATATGGATAAGCTGAAATCGGATATCCGGGGCGGAATGCTTGAGGTGCTGGAAGGACAAATTGATTAACGGTCAGTGGCGGGGGGCGAACCCGCATACATGATCCACCCGGAGGCAGGCACCGACTTTACCAGTTAAGCGTACACTGACCGCCTGTTTATTTTATATTCATCCTTTATGCGGAGGCAATATGTCATCCATTGATGCAGCTGTCGTTGTTGACGTTACGCGTCTCCAGCGAGTGTTTGCCCGGCTTCAGTTTGTGGGCAGCGGAAAAGACCTGGCCCGCAGTGTGGCGGCGAGTCTTCTGTCATCGTCAGAAATGGCGTTTGAGCAGGAAAAAGAGCCGGATGGTGAACGCTGGCATGACTGGTCAGATCCTTACCGTGAGTGGCGTACCCGTAAGGGATACACGCCCGGCAAAATCCTGACGCTGAACGGCGATCTGGCCCGCCGCCTGACCACGGATTATGGCGATACCTGGGCGCTGATTGGATCAAATGAACCTTATGCAGCCATTCATCAGTGGGGTGGCCTGCCTGGTATGCCACCGGGACCGGCGGCCATTGGCGCACGTCCGTATATGGGCTTTGATCAGGTGGCAGAACAGGAGATCATGGACGAAATCAGAAAACGCTTTAAAAAGGCCACAGAAACGCCGTAATGGTTTAAGGTATGTAAACGTATTACCTTACCCCCTTCAGGCGCGTGTCGTGATTTTCTAACCTGTATTTAACGGGCTTTAAAATCTGCGTGAAGCGCCTTTCTCATTCCCCCCCTGTCAGCACTTTCTGAAGTCCCGCAAAACCAGCCCCAAAAATACCCGGCTTATGCTGCCGGTATGAAGACAGAAAATCACCCAAAAGACGCAAATCGCCCCTCCGGTTTAGCCGTGCTTTCAGCTTCGCTGACTGCATCCGGCGACGGATGGTGTCAGTTACTGCCAGCCGGTCGGGTAAAGGCCCGTGACGGTCGCCCGGAAAAACCGACTGAAGGCTGGCTGATTAACGAATCCGCCTGTAACCGGATGAAAGCCGGGCTTTCCGCCCTGCATCAGCCGTTACTGATTGATTATGACCATCACTCCGTGAATGCGCAGAAAAACGGATTCAAGGCTATTGCTGCAGGATGGGTTAAGCCGGAAAACATCGAATGGCGTGAGGGTCAGGGGATTTTCATTAAACCTGAATGGACACCACAGGCACAAAAACATATTGATGACCGTGAATATGCCTATCTGTCTGCATATATGCATTATTTCGCTGACACCGGGGAGCCCTACCTGTTGCGCATGGCTTCCCTGACGAATGATCCGGGTATTACGGGTATGAACCCTGTCGCGGCACTCAGTGCTGATGATCTCTATGTCGTTTCCCCTTCTCAGGAGCAATCCCCCATGAATGAGCAATTACGCCAGTTGCTGACGGCGCTCGGTCTGACCGTGGCTGACGGTGACGAATTTACACCGGAACTGGGCACGGCGGCGCTGTCTGCCCTTACCGGGAGCAAAACCCGTGCGGATGCGCACGACACCCTGAAAACGCAGGTTGCCAGCCTGTCGGCAGAACTGGAAACCGCAAAAGGCACACCAACTGGCGGCACTATTGATCTGACGAAATATGTGCCCGTTGAGACGTATAACGCCCTGCGTACCGAATATGCCGCGCTGTCGGCACAACACGGCAGCACCACGCTGGAGCAGTTGCTGGATAAGGCTGAGTCCGAAGGACGCATTTTCAAAAGCGAACGCGGATACATGGAAGGACTCGGACAACAGATTGGCGTCGCGGCACTTTCTGCACAGCTTGACGCCCGCCAGCCGGTTGCGGCTCTGACCACTCTTCAGACCGACACCGTAACCGTGCCGGATAAAAAGACCGCCACCGCTGTGCTGTCGGCTGAAGATATCGCCGCCGCACGTCTGTTGGGTAAAACCGAAGCCGAGTTCCTGAAAATGAAAGAGGAAATGCAATAATGCCTACCCCGATTACACCGGCGATGATCACCGCCCTGATGACGGGCTACCGTTCTGATTTTCAGGCCGGGATGTCCATGGCTCCGTCGCAGTACCAGAAAATTGCGATGACCGTGCCGTCCACCTCGAAATCCAACACCTACGGCTGGCTGGGGCAGTTCCCGCAGTTCCGTGAGTGGATCGGCTCCCGCGTCATCGAGAAGATGAAAGCCTATGGCTACGCCATCGTGAACAAAACCTTTGAAGGCACCGTTGCCATTAGCCGCGATGACTTTGAAGACGACAATCTCGGCATCTACTCCCCGTTATTCCAGGAAATGGGTCGTGCCGCTGCGGCACAACCGGATGAACTGGTCTTTGCTGCACTGCGTGATGGTCTGAATGCGGCCTGCTATGACGGCCAGAACTTCTTTGATACCGAACACCCTGTTTACCCCAAAGTGGATGGCTCCGGTGATGCACAGATGGTCAGCAATATGTTTGTGGCAAAAACCGGCTCTGTCGGTGCACAGGCGGATTACAGCGGCCCGGCCTGGTATCTGCTTGACTGCTCCCGCGCGGTAAAACCGCTGATTTATCAGGATCGCCGCAAAGCCGAACTGGTTGCCCAGACAAAAGTCGATGAAGGCCGTGCGTTTACTGATAACGAGTTTGTGTTCGGTGCTTCCGCCCGTCGCAATGTGGGCTACGGCTTCTGGCAGATGGCCTACATGATGCAGTCACCGCTGACGCTGGATGCGCTGTGGCACGGCTGGTCAGCCATGCGTGACTTTAAGGCTGACGGTGGCCGCAAACTCGGCATCAAACCCACCCATATTGTTGTCCCCACCTCGCTGGAAAAACAGGCGGTGCAGCTGCTGGAGCGCGAGCTGTTCGCAGACGGTAACGCCACAGTCTCTAACGAGATGAAGGGCAAGCTGGAGCTGGTTGTCGCGGATTATCTGTAAACGGTGAGCCGGGCTTACGGCCCGGCCCCTGCGGAGGGCAAATATGAATGAACATCACACTGTGGCAGCAACAGATGATTCAGGCCTTCAGGTCAGTGGTGACAGTCCTGTCACGGTACTGGCAGAAGTGCGTTGCAGTCGT